CGGAGCCGATAACCGTCAGGATATACGTTGCGTATTCCTGCCATTGATCGACGTCAATTGCTTCGCTTCTCTTGCCGAGGATAACGCAAAGCTGACTGATGAGTGCAAGCAAGAGAACGAGCGTTCTTGCCCAGGTCTGAGCTGTAACGCCCTTGAGATTGATTTTTTTCATTTGAGATTCCTCCTTAATTTTGATTGTTGATATTGATATGCTCCAAGTCGCTGATTCGGTGATCGGCGACCTTTGCTTTTTCTTCAAGCACGGGCACACGTTTTGCGAAATTGTTATGCTCTCTAACCTCACGGGTGAGCTCTTCAATCTTCGTATCGGTGACGGCCTGTGCTTTTTCAAGATCTTTTGACATTTTGGCATTTGCCGCAAGGTTGCTTATCACAACGCCGATAAGCGACAAAACACCCGTGATGATTGCTGCGATTATTCCTTCCATGCCGCACCTCACATCAGCCCAAGGGCTTTAAGAATTACGGCACAGATCGGCAGAATCACATTAAATGCGATTGCCGATGCACCGACGTAGATAATTGTGTCTATGAGTTTGTTTCCTGTTGGCTGTAACATGATTATTCCTCCTTAAAATTCAACGAGATATTCCTCTGTAATCGTTTCGGGCGAACCCTCGGCAATTGCAACATATCGCCTGCCGCCATAAGTGTAATAGCCGTTCAGGATAAGTCGCATACCGGGCGACCAAACAAATGGATTATTAGCTGTGCCGACCGGGTTATCCTGCTCGACATACTCTGACTTGACAAGCTTATCGCCAACATAGTAGTTGTGCCAATCATACCCGATTTTATCTGCCTGCTCGATTTTCTCCGTTATGCCGCCGAGCTTTTCGGCTTGCTCACCCTGTACGACCTTGTTTCTGTAAGCTTTAGCCTCAGACCGTTTCATCCGATACACCTCCTGTAATTATAGACAACGCCTCACTGTCTGAGATTTCTTCGTCCTCTGTCGGCGTTATTGGAGGATTTTCGACCGCCTCATCTGGTTCGTCGAGCGGTACGGCGTGATAATTGTTCAGCAAGCTTTCAAAATCTGCCGAAAACAAAATCTGTTGAGTGCTGTATGTGTTGTCGCCTTTTTGTCTGAGCTTGTAACCATCGCTCGGCTCGATCACGAGCATTTTAAAGCCGTTGTCCTCAAACACCGAAACAGCAGCGTTTTCAATCGGCTGTTTTTCGTAAATCATACTATTATCACTCCTTTGTAGTTCGTCAAGACAGTCGCCAGCGTCATACCCTGCGTAGATGCAATGTACAAGCCGGTTTCATCATCTTTAACGCAACGCCATGAGGTCAAATAATCCTTAACGAAAGCTGAAAGCTTAATCGTTATCTGACCCATTCCCGAATTATATTCACGGACACCGTTGACGATTGATAAGAGCGTTCCGGGGTCGTCGGTGTTTGCTCCGTACTTTCCTTTCATCAATCCTGAGCAGTCTGATAAGTCAAGATCATGACTTATTGTAAATGGCTTAAACCGAACATACTTTAACTTTGAGCATTTCTGAAATGTTCGTGTGTACGCCGTTCCACGGCTCATATCAAGCGGCGTTCCGAGGATTGATTGTAAGTTTGAACAGTTCCGAAAACATTCATACCAATACGAGGTGTGGTATTCTTCTGCATTTTTTCCTTTCTCAATCAATGTTATTTCCTCAATCGAGCCGCAGTCGTTGAATATTCCGCGAGGGTCAACGACACATTCAAAGTCGGCAAGTGTAAGTTTCTTTAGATTTGCCGCAACCGTTCCGCCGAGAGAATTAAACATGCTTCTTTCGTTCCCCGCGATTGTTTTCGCCGAACCTTTAACGCTGAATCCGCATTCTTCGACATACTGTGAAACACGGGTACTTTTACTGTACACGGCATTCGGTGTTTCCAAAAAAGGCAGCTTAATCAAAACATCGGGCGAGTCAGGATTGTCTGGATCTTCCTTATCGAGCTTGTACCCACCCGTCAACAGGCTCGGCGCTGTGGTTGCGTGTTCAAAGGCATATGTCAGCGCGGAATAGTTCGTCAGATCAAGGACATTTTGCTCAGTTTTAAGTGGCAATTCATTCGCAATGTCAATAAGCTCGTCCCAGTCCGCTTCCTTTAAGTCCTGCCCCGTGAGGTCGGATAACGTTTCGCCAAGCTCCGTTCTGTCGGTCTCTCTCTGCTCCGATTTTGCTTTTTCAATGACGTTTTCGCCGCTGTCGTCAGCGCCTTTTATGAAGTAAACTTTCGCCGGAAACGATGACCATTTGATTTCATCATTTTTCAAAAACTGAACACATAGAATAGATTTTGGAAAAGCAGTTATTTCAGGGCCAAGCGCAAGCTCGTCGGAGTCAACCTCGACCGGGAAACTTCCGGCTTCATTGTTGAAAACAGCACGCATTTTAAAATTTTTGACAGGCTCATCATTGATTTTGAGCGGCTTCACAAACTTGAGAATAGTTGCATTTTTTTCGCCTGTAACGCCAAGAGTGCAGTTAGAGACGTGCTTTCCGTCCGAAAAGCATATTTCCCTATTCTCTTTAACCGTCAGCGTTTCTTTCATCTGTCTTTTCCTCCAACGCATCAGTTTTGGCCTTTTCTCTTGTGTCGGCTTCGGCACTTTCTTTCAAAAGCTCTTCGTATGCTTCAAGCTTGCCGACAAGCTTATTCTGCTGAGAAATCAGTTGATCTTGCATTTGAGCAAGCTGCTGAATTTTTGAAACTGTTTCGTCAATTTCCGCTCTCACTGATGATATCTTTTCTTCAAGGGTCATGATGCTACGTTCCTTTCCATGCTTAAAATCTTACTTTCAAGTGTCTTATTCTTTTCAAGAAGCTCTTGTACCGCCTTCCACGTTATAGCGGCCATAGAGTATAAACTTATGTGTTTTCCGTCAGAGCTCAACACTTCGGGCGGTGTATTGTAACCGTCGCCGATGACGAAGCCGAATGTCTTATTGTTTTCCTCCGAAGCGATATTGCTTTCTGATACGCTTGCTGTATTTAATGAGGCTTCGCTTGAACAAGGCTCGGCTAAGAAGTCATATGAATAGATCTGTGACTTGGATGATTCGAATAGAGGTAGTACGGTTGAACTTCCTTGAATGTTTGTTTTGTTTTCAGCTAAAGAAGAAACCGTCACTGTTGAACCGCCCCACGTTAATTCTGAAGTGCCAAAAATCAATTTCTTTGACTCAATCGACGAGCCGCCATAATTGTTATTTAGCCAAATAGAGCCCGCAGCAGTACCCGCCAATCCGGAAACGTTCAGTCTGACGAGCACTGTGCCGTTAGAATTTTTCAACTCAGTCGCAATTGCCGGCTTGCCGGCCGGGCTTCCTAAACAGTATGTCACGTTGTAATCGTTGCCTGAAACCTTTCTGTAGACAGTAAAGCCTCTCCACGCTTCTGTTGGACGTTCTGCGCCGATAGTTATCGGAACAGAGATGTTAACTCTCGTTCGTTCGAAACTTGCTATTTCTCCACCAGAATTATCATTGTATGCAAATATCTTAAAGCCGGGTTCGAGGCTGCCGATTGTGCTTACATTAAGAGACGCTCCGAATCCTTTTAAAGTTTCGGTTCCATCGTCCTCTAATCTAATATTGCGATATGACGCGATACGGCAGTTATTTCCAAGATACTCGAGATTGTAGCTTGCTTCATTGATGATTGCTTTAAAATCGCCTTTTTTGGTTGTTATCTTGCCATTATCTAAGTCGATCAACATAGACGCATCTTCGGAGGTTATTACGCCCGCTTTTATCAGGCTCGCCGAAATGCTTCTTGCTGTCACATTGTTAATGATCAGTTTTCCGTCATCTCCGAGAAAAGCCGCAGTGTACGGACCGTTGTATCCGTTTGGAGAGTATGAAAGGCCAGCGGAGTTCCAGCGATAGAGCTTTTTCACCGTTTCAAGCTTGTCTGAGTCGCACAATAAAAGAAGCTCTTGCGGATTTTTTGACGGATTGAGCACAACATGACCTCCTGAAGCTCCGGTGATCTTCTTTGTCATATCGTCAAGCTCGTCCTGAAACTTCTGTTCAAGTGCTGAAGTATCCGGCGCTTCAGAAGCTTTCCGAAGCGCTTCGTTTGCGGTTCGTTGCGTTTGCTTAATTACGTCGGCGAAGTCTGCCCTTGGCGTTCCAAGCTCGAGTGAAACATACTTTTCGCCAAGTGAGTCATACACCGTTTTAATCACTTTCATTGACACTGTGACATTCATCAACGAGTTAATCACCTTTACTGTGTCACACAATGATACGGTCTCGAGACTCGGAACGAGCCTTGCGTGAGCTGTTTTTGATAAGTCAATCATTGAGACAGTCATGGAACCGTCAACAGCATTTATGTCATTGTTGCTCAGATACTCCGTTACATGCTTTCGGAGGTTCGCTTCGTTCTTTTCTTCTTCATTTTCAAAATAGCTTGAAAAATCCATAAAAAGAATTCTTTCCTCAATACCTGTCTTGTTCTCAACGTGCTGAACAATTTCAGATAAATAAACATACTGATCATCATTGATTACATACGGAAAGATGCCTGTGTATGAGCTTTCTACGGACATTGTAAGCTTCATTTCTGTCATGTTCTTACCATATCGAATTGTGATGCCGTTGTCTTTTCCGCGAGCTTTATGCAGTTTTATTTTGAGGTTGTCGAACTCATATTCTCCGCCGAAGCAGTCGAGGACAGATCCGTCAATCCCGCCGAGAGCAGCTCTCGCAGAACAACAGCTGGCACCGAAGCTCGAAACAGTGTCAATGTCGCAGTATTCAGCAGAAAAGTTGTATGCATTTTCGGTGTGCTCATTTGCAGCGGATAAGATCCTGTTCATTGCGACAAGTGCGGTTGTTTTTTCTTTTGCAATTGATTTGATGGGATATCGCGAAAGTGAATATGAGACATGCTCACAATTCACGGTGACGGTTCCCATGATCGGCTTCGACACCGAATAGATCTTAAAAAACTGCGGATCGGCCGTCGAATTGGGGCTTACTTTTATATATCTCCCGGCGGAGATCTCCGCAAAGTCTCTACCGGCGACTGGATATTCAAGAACGCATTCATAAATACCGTTGCGTTCCTCGGTCACTTCACAACGAAGAGAATCTTTTAAAAATGCAATTTTCGTATTTAAGTTTGAAAATAAAATTGGAGTCATTATATCGTCCTCCAATTTGGAAAAACTTTGGCGGATTTAGCGCCGATAACGCAAACCGTGTTGTCACCAGGTGCAAGCTCTGGCCATGTATCAGATCCATAACCCGAATTAAAGTTAATTCCGCTTGCATAGCAAGCCTCGGAAAAGCTGTCAAGGTTTACCGAGTTATATCCTTTCGGAAACGTGTAAATAAAGCTCTTATCATTAACTTTTATCGTAACCTCACCACCAAGACGATCGGCAGCGGTGATATAAATCCTTGGCAACGAAGAGTGCTCATAAGGATTGGTTATGGTTGTTACTTCACTTGAATTAGTCGACACTGTCACGCCGAGCTGACCCATAAGGCTGTACTTGTACGGTTCGCAGTCAAATTGAACGCTTGCGTGACCTACGTTCAAAAGATCTTCTTCAAACGATATGGCGTTAAGAATAGTTCCGTAACGAAAGAAATCAGGATCATATGAATCTGCCAAAATCTGATATCCTTTCTGAGACAACATTTTTTTGACTTTCGCAATATTAGCGTCTATATCGGCGCAACCGACTTTATACGTTTTTGTAATGTTTAAAAAACAGTCGTTGTCTTGGATCACGTCACCGGAGCGCCCCGGAACGTGTGTTTTCGTGACGTCGCGAAGCGGAACTGCCGGAGACGGTCGCTTTTCAATGTAAAGTCCGCAGTCTTTGTATGAAAACATTTCGCCGAATTGGAATTGATTTATTTTCATGCAAACGCCTCCATTTTTCTCTTAACATTGTTATAAATCTGTCTGCTAAGCTCTTCGGCCGCACTCTCAACGTTAAAGTCTTTTCCGGGCGTACCGCCGAGAGAAATGTTAATGTAAAAATTAAATATTCTTCCTGCTGTGTTGTTGTTGTGAACAGTCGGTTCTACCGATGCAATCTGGCTTTGCACTGCGGTTTTGAGCCGAACGCCTACATCGCTGTTAATGCTCGTTGGCAAGATATCTTTTATCTTTTCTTTTACCTTCTTCATCGACCGGGTAAAGCCTACGCCGAATCCTTGTCCGGAATAGTCGCCGAGTGTCGCGAAAACAGTTGACGGCGAATGAATGCCAAGCTTGTTTTTCAGTGCGTTTACAACTGTGTTTCCGAGGTTTTTCACTTTGTCGACAACAAGATGAAGCGAATTCTGCAAGCCTCGAATAAGTCCGAGAATGAGATTTTTGCCGATATCGGCAAAAATTGTTGACGGAGAATGAATTCCAAACACCGCTTTTATGTTGCTTATTATAGTTTTGCCGAGCTGCTTGATTGTTGATAAGATAAGCCCTCTGTTGTTCCACAAGCCTTTAATGAGGCCTTTGATCAATTGTAGGCCCGCATCGATGATCTGCGGCATCATCTGCAACAAACCCGAGGCGATTTCGAGTGTGATCTTTATTGCGGCATCGATGAGCTTTTGAAGTTGTTCCGGATTGCGAAGCATTCCGACAATCGAGTCCACAAGATAGAGAGTGGCATCGATTATTGATGTTATTGTGTCATCCTCAGTAAGGGCATTGGCAAGGGTTGAAATAATAGTTGTTGCCGCTTGAATGATAGGCTTGAGGTTCTGCATTATTCCGTTCACAAGCTGATTGATGAGCTCAGACACCACCGGAATGAGCTCTGGAAGCAGCGTTGTGACTGTTTCGGAGATCGCAGGACCTATGTTTTTGACGATTGTTACTATTCTCGGGATTATGTTTTTCCCTGCGGTTATGACACTGTCAGTAAAGTTGCCGACAAGCTGATGGATGTTTGCTTTTTTGTCCGCAAGACCTGTAATGAGGTTTTGGAAAGTTGACTTGACTGCTTTGATCGAACCTTGAATTGTTGTTGACGCTTCCTTTGCTGTTGTTCCGGTGATACCAATATTTGTTTGAATGACGTGTATAGCTTGATATACGTCGTTCAGATTCGAAATGTCATACTTCTGACCCGAAAGCTTTTCGGCATCAGCAAGCAAGCGCTCCATTTCCTGCTTTGTGCCGCCGTAACCGAGCTTTAGGTTGTCAAGCATTGTGTAATTTTGCTTTGCAAAGCCTTGATAGGCGTTCTGAATTGACGACATGTCAGTTCCCATTTTATTGGCATTGTCTGACATATCTGTGATAGCCATATCGGCAACCTGCGCAGCTTTTGCCGTGTCACCGTTGAGGCTTTGGAGCAAGCTCGCCGAAAAGCTTGTTACTGTTTCCATGTACTCATTCGCCGTCAAGCCGGCTGTCTTGTATGCGTTGTTCGCATATTTAACAACCTCATTTGATGAGCTTTTAAAGAGCGTCTCGACGCCACCAACAAGCTGCTCGTAATCACCGAAGCCTTCGATTGACGCCTTAACGGCTTTTGCGATGCCTTTGCCAACAGCAACAGCAGTGGTACCGAGTGCTGCCATGCTGGCAATTGTAGCTTTAAACGTGATTTTCGCAAGCTTACCGGCAGCGGAAACAATATTTCCAAGCCCTTTAACGGCAGGCGGCATATTATCTTTCATTTCTGAGATTTTTGATTTAATGTCTTTGAATGCAGTTTCGACTTTCCTTAGTCCTTTTGTCTGCTTTTCGACGTCACCAAGACGGTCATTCATTTTAGCAAGTTCCGCTTCCGCTTCATTAAGTGAAGCCTTCCACTTGTTGACTTCTTTTGAATTTTCGCCGTATTTTTTTGTCGCGCTCTCAACAGCTCCGCGGAGCGTGTTGATTTTAGCTGTTTGCTGTTCAATCTGACTTTTAAGATTTTTCTTTTCAGCAGTAAGAGCTTTTAAGCTTTTGGAGTTGCTGCCAAACTCGGCCGTGCTTTTCTTCATTTCGGAGCGGAGCACTTTCATCGAAGAATTGATATCGGAAATTGCTTTTCGATATTCTTTTTCTCCTCCAAGCTTGATCGTTGCACCTATTGTTTTACTTTTTGCCACCGCTTTCACCTCCTAAGCCGTAAAACTCAATGTATTCATTGTATAGAGCGATTATTTCGCTCGGCGTCATGTGCCATGTTTCGGCCGTAGAAAAACCGAGTACGCATTTTCCAATAAAAAACAATCGTTTAACGCTTACTCGGTTTTCAAGTTTTTTGTTTCCGGTAATTCTCCGAATTCTTCAACCATCTCGTCCGTGACAACTATTTCATTGCCCTCATCGTCAAGCTCCGGTGAGCTACTCTCCGCAGAACCTCCTAAAACTTCTTTCATTGCTTCCGAATAATATTCGAGATTGCTCTTTCCAATCAGCAATCCAAAATACTCAAGCGGGATCGCCTTTTCATGGGTACCGGTTTTTAGGTTATTTCGTGCGATTGCATCGTTTACAAGCCACGAGATGATTTTCTTAGCGTTAGTCACGTCGTTAGCCTCTTCATCTGAAAGTCTTTCCACCTTGTCGAGAACATCTAACGAGGCAGCTACGTTATATATTTTGCCGTCAAATTCAAGCTCGACGGTTTTTAATTCTGAATTGGTTGTGTGTGCTTTCATATAAAATCAGGGCGCATTAAAGCGCCCTTACCCACCTTTCTTATTCTGTCTGTGCATTCGTGTTGCTCTCACCGGGGATCGTGCCACTGTCTCCGGTTGACGCCGTAGTAAAAGCGGCGCTTGTCCGTGCGACAAGTTCGGCGAGAACCGTTTTAGCGTTCGCAAGAGTTTTGAGCCCGAAAACTCTTGTTCTCCAATTTCCGTCTATGTCTTTGTAGGCCTTTCCGGAAATGGTAGGTGTTGAGAATGTAATATTTTCGCCCTTCGTCTGGATCTTATCTTCGGGCAGCTCAAACTTGACTCGGTGCAGCATATATACATTGTAGGACGTAGTGCCGTCCTTAATGGATGCATATATGAAGCCATATGTGCCATAGTTAGAATCTGTGCTTCCGTCTTCAGTGACGAAAACTGCGGTATATTCCTTGAGCTCGCTTTTTTTGAGACCAAAAATCTCAACAGCTGCTTCAATCGCGATTTCGTCAATGTTGAGCGTGACTTCTGCGCTGTCAAACTCTCTGATCTGCTCGGCGATTTCATCATCGGCATACAGAAGTGCTTCTTTGAAGTTTGGCTTGACTGTTACTTCAATCATCTTGCCGATCGTTACAGCATCGCCGACGTTTTTTGAGTCGGCAAGCTTGTTTGACGTGCATTTTGCAAACGTTGAGCCGCAAGCTTTGAATTTTGCCATATCTTATTCCTCCGTTTCGTAATCTTCACTGAGAGCTGAGACCTCAGCGATATAATGAGTGTAATTTGTTTCAGCTTCGTATTGCTCATAAACGTCGCCGACTGTGAAATCGGCGTTTTTGAGCAACTTTAAAAGTTTTCTTTTCTTCTGAGATTGTTTACTTTTCACAAACAAATGAACGTTGCATTCGCATATAGTGATCTGAGCTTCATTGTCGGCCGAAATTTCAGGACTTTCAACAATGCCCTCATAAATTCCGTAATCCTCACCGTTACCTTGGTAATAGCCCGGGTAGAACGTTATGTTCAATTCTGAAAGCGTTCTGTCTAACTTTTGAATAAGTGTCATAGTTCTGTCTCCCTGTTGTAAACATCGCTCATCTTGTCAAATACGGCTTTTTCGGTGCCTTTGATGACTTTTTCGATAATCGGTGTAGGCTTTTGACCGTGCGAATTGCCGAATTCAAGAGAAGCGAGCTTCTCCATGTTGCGAACCGCCTTTTTGCGGGTATAGGCTTTGCCGCTTTTGGCAATTGTTGTCGTGCTTTTGCCTGTCGGACGAACTACAACGACATTGTCACCGCTTTTGTTTCTCTTAGGCTTAGTCGGTTTTACGGAGTTAACAAGCTCGGTGGTTTGCCTGTGTATATTTAGCTCACTTTTCATTGAGCTTACAACGATTTGACTTGCTTCTTTCAGCATTTTTTCAGAAACTGCCTCTGTGTCCGAGAGCTTCTCTAAGCCCTTAAAAATGTCATCGTCAAAATCAAGCTGAAAATCCGCCATATAAGCACCTCATGTCCGAGCACGTAAGTTCAATTGCATCTTCATTCAAACTGTACGATTCTTTGATCTCAAAGCATTTGCTTTCAAATCTTAAGAATTGTTCGCCACGGTATTCGGCTTTCTGAACTTTCACCGTGAGCGTTGCGTCGTAACCGCGGCGATACGCCGAGTCTTTCTGCTGACGCTTGACTGATGACACTTCAGCAAAAGTCTCTGTTTCAGAAACAATGCTGAGGGTTGGGTAGCCCTCAGCATCTTTTACAAGCTTTCCATCAATCAGTGTCACGACATCATTCATCTGTATCATCGTCAGCCCTCCTGTAACCCTTGGAGGACATTAACGTTGATTTAACGGAGTTGTACCGCTGTTCATAGAGTTTAGCCTCCTCAATGTCGTGGGTGTATCTTGACCTACACCACAATTTAATTGCATTAACTATGTTGCGGTCAAGTACGCAATCATCATCAACACTAACGCCGCATAAGGATAAGTCAGCAACACAAGAGTCGATGTTATCGGATATATCCTCATCAAGCTCGGCGTGCCTTATTCTCAGGTCCGTTTTGATTTTTTGGATAATAGCAGGGCTTGCCATCGTAAGCCTCCGATCAAGCTGAAGCCGGAATTGTCAGTGAGACAAAGCCGTTCTTTGCAACGACATCGGCGCCGAGGCTGACAGATCCGAGAATTGTATCCATAAGCGACGTAAATGCAAATTCCTCAGAAACCTTAACCTGGTAGTCGGTAAAGAGATCAAGCTCAAGGCACTGCGGATTTCCGTAGAACATTGTCGGAATAGCCGCTGAACCCTGTGCGGTATCAACGCAAGCTGCAAGCTCGGAGCAAATGCAATACTTGATCGCAAGTCCGCCGTCCTTGATGATGCCGACATTCGGGTTTGAGCCGTCAGGTACAATCTCATAGACTTTCTTTTTGTCCTGCGTTCCTCTGATTTTGCCGATGGCGCGAAGATCCTTTTTGTTAAGGAAAAGCACTGCTTCTCCGACAACGCTTTCATCTCCGCCGTATTCAAGGAGAAAGTCAGTAAGGGTGTTTTCGTCAAGGATGCCCTTTTTCGCAGAAGAAACAGATGCGTCGACGGCTTTGTTGAGGGCTGATGCCTTGAGCTTGGAGATAACAAGTTTAACGGCCGCCTTGCGGAGCGAAATAAGAGCCTGCTCCTGAACCTTAGCCTCATACTGGAGCGGCGTCTGGTTCTTTGCCTGCTCCGAAATCTGAGCATATGTAGCGAGCGTTTTCGGCGTGATTTCGACATAGCCGAATGTTGCTTCCTTAGCGGTTGCCGCTGAACCCTCTGTATGTTCTGCCGCTGCATCGGCGTCTGTGTCGATGTAAGCAACCTTGTTTGATCCCATACCGCCGCAATCAACAATCTTTACAAGATCGATGATTGAACTGTGCTTTGCGCCGACGGTATCATTGATTCCGCTGACTGCCGTAGGCGTTGCCAACTTACCGGAGCTCACAAGCGCCGCTCTGAGCTGAGTTGTAGCGATGCTTGTCCTTTTTGTCGATGCAAACTTTTTCGCCCTCTCCTCGAAATTCTCAGCGTCGGTATTACCGCCGATATTGACAGATGTACCGATGGAGCCGTCAGCGATTTTCTGACGGAGTTGCTGGTAATTCTGGATATTTTCAAGGATTTTATTCCTTTCGGCTAAAAGCTGGTCAGCCTCTGTGTTGAGAGCGTCGATGTTCTCAACGTTCTCGTCGGAATCAACTATACCCTTGATCTCGGCGAGTCTTTCTTCAATTTCTTTGAGTCTTTTGTTCTTCATAAAGATCCTCCAATTTTTAATTTGATTTCAAGTTTTTTTCGTTTATTCTCAAGCTCTGCATCTCTCCGTGCTTTCAGACTGATCACTCCGTCAGCCCAAGAACGAGCATTGATTTCAGTATCGTTGTTCGCCGGAATGCTCACGGCGGACACATCGTAGATTTTTTTGACAGTTCGGTGTGTAAATGTCCTCGTCTTTGGATCATAATCATAATCTCCAAGCGCAAATCTCCACGACATTTTGGTAATCATACCTGCACAAATCTCATCGTAGAGAGTTCGGGCAGCCTCGGTTTTTCCGAGATCTGCGGCAAAAAACAAGCCTTCGTCTCTCGGATCGACAATAAGAGTTTTATTGCTTATCCTTGCAAGGACTTTTCCTGCGTGATCATAAAGATATATAACGTCCGTTATATCGCAATTTGTAAAACAGCTCCTATCAAATTGCTCGTAATAATCATTTTCGCCGTCATTAAAGAGGACATAAGGCTCATAGCGTGCCGCATAGCCCTCTATGTAGTAGTTGGTGTCAATGAGCTTCTGACCGGAACCGGCGCCGAATATCGGCATATACCTTGTTTGACAATTATTTTTAAATTTTGTTTTATGATTCGGGGTCATTGTTTATCTCTCCTTTTTTGTTGTTATCCGTTGTAACCGTATCAGCCGGGAGGGCGCCAAGCTCGACATAATCACGGCGAATGTAAAATTTGTCGCCGTTTTCGACGTGCGGCAGATTCAGAATATCCATTCCCATATTGGTGCTGAGCAAGCCACGATCAAACAGCGTCTGGATCATTGCTGATTTTTCGGCATTTGTCATATACTGGAGGCGATTGGAGCTCCACATAATCGCATTACTGCGAGAAATCTGCAAATTGCTGTATGTCATTGCCGTCATTGCTTGGCTGAGCTGGATTGCAAAAGGCTCAATTTTTCCCTCGTAGTATGCCGACCACTGATCGCCGACAGCCTTGTTTTGCAAAATTTCATCGTTTGTGCCGAAATAAGTGTACACACGATCTTGTATAGCCTTCATCTGCTGGGTATCAACGACTCTCGGCTGGCTGTCGACTTGCTTAATGTTGGTATACGTGTTCGGAAAAAGCAGCATTCCGCCGGAACTGCCGGAAAAATTTTCCTTTGAAAATTTTTCACGCTCCGTTTTTAAGTCTTTGGAATTTAGATAATTAGCATACTGGGCGGTGAAGCGGAAACTTGAATTGTTCTTGATTCCCTCCCGAATGCCTTGATTTTGCATATCGAGTAGCTTCATCGTCGGGTCAAGAACTGAGTTGCTTTCTCCCCTTAAGTCCGAACGATAGAGAAACTTGTTGATAATTCCGACTTGAGGTAGCTCAACCGCCGCTTTTTGACCGTTGCTAAAAGTAAACTTAACCCACAGTTCCGGACTGCCGGCAACATTGACAAACTCAACAAGCCTCGGATTTACCGGATAATATCCGGATATTTCGTCGAGCTCGTTAAGAATCGGAACAATGAAACAGGTATTTTGCGTCTCGTAAATCGTCGCTACCTTATACAAAAACTGCGCCGACGTCATCCACGGGTTAGGCTTATTGTTGAGCAGAGTTTTTATTCTTCCAAGATCCGCGCCCGTAACATCCGGCGACAGCTTTGAGACGTGATTTGCAAATGTATGGATGCAAGCTCGAGTTAACTCCATTTCGTAGACACCGCCGTCATAGGTCGTGTAGACGGGTGTATATCCGTCAAGCATTTTAAAATATCCATTTACATTTGCTTTTTGATTTTTAGTTTTAAATATTTTTTCAAATAATCCCATTTGGAAACTCCTTTATGCCGCATTTTTGAGCTGTTCTCCAATGACTTCAAACCACTTTTGCCGGACAGTTAATGTGTCAAGTAAAGCCGCGCAGCCGTCAATGTGACAGCGCTGTTCAATTTTAATAATGCGAACTCTGCGGCTTTCCGAATTTACTTTTAGAGCTGTGTTTAACAGATGCGCTTTAAGCAGGTTATTGTCGCCAATTCGCAGTTTACCGTCACGCATCAAGCCCTCAGCTTCATAGATAACCGGTGTAAGATTTTCGCCTTGATAGACGTCGTCCATGTGGAAGCCGTAGGCTTTCATCTGCTGGATGAGGTACTGCGCAGAATAGCGGTCGTAGCCTATCTGCAGTGGGTAAATGTGATATTCTTCGACAAGCCTTACAAACCACTTAAAACAATCGTTATAATCGACGTAATTATCGCCTGAGAGCTTGATTAAACCCTGCTTTTCATAGATTCTATACGGAACACCTTCGCGCTCTTGAAGCTCATCAATCTTGTTTCTCGGCATAAAAAATTGTGCAAAAACATACAGTCTACCGTCTTTTTCAATGATGATGCAGCAAGCCGTTAAGTCTGTTGTTTGAGAAAGGTCGATTCCGCCGACGCAATAACATTCTCTGAAGTCGTTCAGATCCAGCTTTTCACCCGTCAAAGCGTCGATAACTTCATATGGAAGCCACGCAACAGAGCTGTTCTGCTTTATGTTGCAATATTTCGTTAAGAATTCAGTCTTTTTACTAAGAGATTGCTCTGCAATGGCTATTTCTTCGAGGTAGAAATCCTCCGAGACGCTGACACCAAGGTTTGGATTGCTTTTCTTCAACTCTTCAAGATCGCTCCATTTTTCAACGTCGTCGATCATGTAAAGCAACGGCAGAAGCCTCTTTTCGTTGCTGTTTCCGAGAAGAAATGCGGTTGAACGCTTCATCAGCTCGTCATATATACTGTCATTAACATATCCGGCGGTTGAAATAGAGAGAATCATCGGTTGTGTTCTGCTTCCGAGGGCGGATTTCATTACTTCGTATTGCTTCAATCCAGCGTCTCCCTGCCAAGCGGCAAGCTCGTCGCAGACAACAAGCTGCGGATTAAATCCGTCGCTTTTCTTCGCGTTAAAAGCGATTGGCTTGATCACGGTATTGCTTTCGGAAATGTAGATGTCGCTCCGTCGCTTCTTTGCAAGCTCGGCGAGCTCCGGTTCAAGCTGGATCATCTGATAGAACCCGTCATAAACGAGATTCGCCTGTTCGAGCTTCGGAGCAAGGCAGTAGATTTCCTGTCCGTATTCGTCCTCGATGTAAGCCATGTAGCTGATTATTGCCGAAGCGAAAAGCGATTTACCGTTTTTTCTCGCAATAACGATAAACACTTCTCGAAAGATGCGTACACCGTTTTCATCGACGATGCCGAACATTGCACTGACCGCCGCTTTTTGCCACAGTTCGAGTGTAATGAGGTCGTTTCTTCCCTTGCTGTGATGGCAGAAATTTTCAATATATTTAATGGCTTTTTCTGCCTTTTCAGCATCAAAAAAGTATTCATTTGACTCGATTTTTTCACAAATTAACGAGTATATTTTCTTGATCCACTTACCAACCCGCACTTTTTTAGTCCGAATGGCTTCGTTATATTCGGTGATATAACCGCTTGTCATTTTTTCTTTTTCAGCTCCTCAAGCTTTGAGTTCTTGCGTTTCGCTGCCGGAACGAGATCGGTGAGCTGCTTAATAATTGCGGCGTAATTCTTCGACATGTTGAGATAGATTTCAACCTCGGGACTTTTCTTTGTGCCGAATTGGTTTTCACCGTTTTTATACTCGGAAACACAGCCTTCGTCGTTGATTGTCTCTTGAAGCTCGTCAAGTGTTACTGACATAAACGCGGCTTTTTCTACGAGCGGATCTACAAGCTTTTTCTTGTTTTCGTCGAGGTCCTTAAAAATTCTCTTGATTTTTTTTGCTACTTTTTGAATTTTCTCTGACTTCGTTTCTTCTGTTTCCTTTTTGCTCAATTTCTCACCTCATATCTACACCACCACACCCCCTCTACACCACGCATGCGCGACCTGCAGGGTAAAATTAAAGAGGGGCGCTCGGTCAAATCACCTTACTGTAATTTTGCTTTTAGGGGGGGGAGGCTTAATAATTTCCTCGCTTAACGACTGTTCCATCAGGCAAGTAACAAGCTCGGCCGTTGTTGTATATGTTCCGTGCTGGATCAACTTCTTTGTTGTGGCAGAGATGACATTCATACCGAAAGAGCTTAGGGTTGAGGGCTATGTCAGGGTCGTTGCAGTTAACGTCGTTAAGCCATATCGTGTGGTGGACAATCTTTCCGGGACGCTCGCCACAGACTTGGCACATACCTCCGTCGATCAGTATCCGAGAGCTAATAAATGCTTGACGAGCTCTCAGCCACGGCATTGATTTGTAAAATTCTTTCTGCGTCATTTGATGTAGTAGTTCTTTAACTTGTAATAGTTCTCCATAGCCTCACTCCACATATCCCAGAGGACTGCACGCTTATGCTTGAGCTTATAATCATCTGTGTGTTCCGGTATAGCTTCGATCTGAGACTTAATGCGATCCGCTTGCGATTTATATTCTTCAGCAAGCTCGGCAAGTGTTTTCATGTTCTCACCCATGAAAAAGCCGCATCGAGCGGGTGCAATTCGGCTCAACACGGCTTTTGTTTATTTTCTTTATATTTATCTTAGCAGTTTTCTTGTTCCGCATTTCCACAAGTTAGACTTTTTTATCAAGAATGTAATAAAATTTGTGGCGATATTTCGTAAATTTATTTTTATCACACGGAATAGAGAGCGCGATATACGGCACACCATAGCAGATATTCTTTCTGAGCTCAGGGATAACGTTCATATCTCCACCGGCGGCATCGTGTAAGCAACGCTCTACAAGTTCAACAAGATCGGCGGACTTCATGGCTCTATCCGCCTTCCGTTCAACAGCTGACGATGCGTTTGAACTGCCTCTCGGCATTCCGTCAAAGCTGCCTGCCGAGAGCTCATAGCTATCGTTGCGTTCTCGTATCCATTCTGGGTATTGATAGCACTTGTGTTTCAGCTCAAGATAACGCTCTCTCGAAATAGCATAGTCGGCAAGCGCTTGCGAATATTCTCTCGGCATAATTATTCACCCCTCAAATATCCTTCGATTTCTTTTGCTGCTTCTTCCCAGCCCTGACACCAGACGGCACGATTTCCGAAGAGGTTAAGATTGTTGAGCCAATTGAGCTGTTGCAAGCTCGGCTTTTCGCCTTTTCGCTTCATTTCTATGTATAAAGCGTGATATTTCCTTGAGGGCACGGGCAAGCAGAGATCAGGCACACCCTTTTTCAAACCCTGACGGCGCATAGCGGCACCGTTATAAACGCTTCGCTTTCCTTCGTTCGGTATGTGATATAAAAATTTGATTTCGGGATATTTACCCACGGCGAAATCTGCCCATCGGAACAACGCTTCCTGTTCCTGAGCTTCTGTCGGGACCGGTATTTGACCTTGAAAATTATTTCTCATTGACTCACTCCTATGCGTATTCTCTGTTGCGTAAGATATATTTACTGTCTTTTTTGTAAAGCCGGATCGTTATGTACGGAAAATCTATTTTCTCAGCTTCGCCGTATTCATTGATATCGTACATGTCAAGACGGGGATCGGCGTCAACAAACACATAACCGGGATATAATTTTTCAAAAAGCTCAGCATTGTATATGTCATTCCTCATCTCTTGGAGCTTTCGACAACTGATGCGTCCGTCACGCTGACTTTTGGGTGGTTGTTTTAAATTCTTCGAGCAAACATACGATCGGTAGCAAAGCCTCGGATCTTTCGACAAGTAAAAAGCAGCTCCCGCAAGACCTGTCTTGGTGAAAATGAGATGTGATGTGTGAATATAGCTCACTTTTGGATTTTTAGTAAACCGCTTGTTCCATTTTTCTCTGAGGATCTTTGCACCGAGCTCGCCCGAACAGATAAGGTGATAGTGCGGACGGCCGTTTTTCTCTCCAAGCTCGGTTGTATACATGCTGCGGAAATCAATGTTTGCTTTTTTATAAGCATTTTTGACGTTTCGGAGGAAACACGCGAACTCTCTGCCTTCGAGAGCTTTATCATACGGAAAGTCCGACGGATACGAGAGCTCACAAATATAATCCTTCGGGCCGAAGTTTTCCTGAAGCAGCCAAGTAAACTTCCGAGCTGCATTGCGCTCGTTTAGCTTTTGCTGGACCGGTCTTGTCGGCTTTGCTTTTGCCGAGCGTCTGCTTGTCGGCTTCCGAACGGGGAAAATGTCAACTTCCATATAATCACCCGATTTATGGATGCTCTCTCGGTTAAGTTTTCGCACGTTTTTTCCTCCTTTCGTTTTGTCAATAACTTAATACACCATACTTTCCTGCTACGGACTTTTCAGTCCGTCATTTTTGGCGCCGAGGGGCTCGGCAGAACCGAACCCCGTGTATTAAGTTTGTAGAGTTAGATATGGTCAAGATTATTTAGCTTTTTTTCAATCGTTTTTTTAATGCGATGGCTTTTTACTATATAAAGAATCAATATTATAAAATAGAAAGCACCTGCAATCATCTCAGGAATAAAGCATTGAACCCATGTAAAGTCAATAACCTTAAACGCTTTCAAGACAACAAAAATAAGTGTCAAAATTTCTGTGATGCCCATTGTAACGCCTCCTTACTTAACTTCAACACTCGGAATAACGTTTGTGTCAAAAAATACTTTATAGTGGTATGGGTCAGTGTGTGTGCCTCCGATATCTTCGACTACATATAAGGTGTAGTCATTAAGGTAGACATAGTTCTTTTTATATGTATCTTTTGAGGTTTTGGCGGTAACAACAAGCTCGTTAGTTGTATTGTTTGAGATATCGATATATCCCTCGATATAAAGGATGATTTTATCGGTTCGGGCGTTGTAAACAGTTACCCTGCGTTCACAATCGAAATAGTTTGCCTGCTTATTCAAGTTGTGATTTACGCGCTCTGCTTCGGTGCAGCCCTGAAACAAGCCGCTGACAAGTATGATCGCTAAAATTACAGCGATACATTTTTTAAAATACTTTTTCATAAATAATACTCTCCTTAATATTTTTCATTTGCTTTCAATTCTTCCGTATGACCGACTGTGCGCTTAACGGAGATTGAGCCCTTGCCTGCTTTGCCGATTTTAACCTTGCCGTGGCCGACGGTCGTAACAGTCAGGTCAAAAACCTTAGCGTCAGCAATCAAGCGAGCTGTTTTCTTGAGAATGTCGATTATTTCATCATTCTCAATTTCCGTCATGCCGAGCTCGCGCGCATTGGCAACGCAAAGCGACTCGATGTTAAAACAGGCTTCATCAATCTGTTTTTCTTTGCTTCGCCAAGCTCTGGCGCCGGGGCATTCGCATGTTTGTAACGCAAGCTCAGCGGATTCGGCATCGGTCAAAGCTCGATTATCTTCGTTCATCAGAGCCTGTCCACATTTTGGGCATGTCACTATCATTTTGTTCACCTCCCGTTTTAAAAGATTTTAAAATTATTTCGATTTGCCGCAATTATGTCAGATCTGAGATCATCAACGTTTTCTTTGACAGGCTTGATAATCGATGATCGTATCGTGTTCCAAGGTTGCATCCGCATTATATATTCCTCAAAGGGTAACCACGGCTTTTGAATGTATCTACAGTATTGCATCTCAAGCAGTGCTCCTTGGCTTTTTTTATAATTCGGTGCGAAAACAACTATGTCCGATGAGTTAATCATGGCAAAACAAATCTTTGCGTAATCAGCCGGTTCCAATCCTGTCGGAAGGGCTGCAGGGTTAATCACGGTTGTTCCCGGTATTTTCAGAAGCTCTGATTCCATTTTTGCAAATTTTTCTTTATAATTCGGATCACCGGTAATCTTTCCGGCGATATAAATCTTGGTTTTCATTTGTTACGCTCCCATGCTTATAAAATCAAATAAAGTCGGTGTGTCGTACTGTTCTTCGGCACTTTTGAGATATCCGACGCCGTCACGAAAATAATCTGCGTTGAGCTCAATTCCGTATCCTCGACGATTCATCTTTACAGCCGTGTACGGCACCGTCATAAGTCCGCCGAACGGGTCAAGAACAAGGTCGCTCTCATTGGAATATCTGTTGATTATTCTTTCAACAATATCAAGCTGAAGCGGACAAACGTGCAGATTTTTACGGCGCTGACTTTGAGACGTGTTAAGCGTACGCATACGATTGATATCGTCCCATATCTGATCCGACCACGAAGCAGGCGGCATCATCATAAATGTTGCCGGGAGCTTGCCATCATCATCGAGGGCTTCGGTCATTGCAACATGCTGATTAAAATCGTAGACATTAGATATTGACTGCTTTTTGTATGCTTTTTGAATATCCTTAACGCTCATTTTTTTGATTTCTTCCTTTGTCAACAAACGATCTCCACTCGAGCGGTAAAAAGCGTGTGCGTCAAGCTGCCATCGTGCACGGGTATAATAAGATTTATCTTTGGTTACCGGTGCATCAGCGTAGGCTTTTGTGGTGTCCGTCGGCAGCTTTCGGAATAATAAAACATATTCGGGACAGCCGATGCCCATCTTTGTGCCGTCCTTGCACTGTTCGGTCCAACCGAGGCGGTAAGTCTGATTGTTTTCTCTGACAACATCAGTCAGCACAACTATTCTTCCCATATAACGGAAGCCGTGTTTTGTGAAATGCATAACCGTCATATCGCTGAAAGGATCAACCGTCGGCATTCCGTCACCGGTTGCATTACCGAAAAGAATTCTGTCTTTGACATGGATCGCCGCAATTCTTCCGGGCTTTAAAATTCTGAGAAGCTCCGGCGTAAGGAAATCCATCTGCTCAAAGAATTTATCGTTATCGGAATTGTGTCCGAAATCGTTATAGCTCGGTGTGTATTCATAGTGATTCGAAAACGGGATTGAGCTGAGGATCAAATCAACCGAGTTCTCCGGCATTGACTTCGTTTCTTCAACACAATCATTATTGACCGCCGTAAATCTTTCACCCTTGACTTCCACTCTCTTCACTCCTTTTGACCTTCTCATTTTCTCCATAATAACTTTATGGCTTATTCCGTTTTTACGGACAAGCTCAGACATCTGCCGAGATTGATAAATAAATCTGTCCCACTTCGCAAGCAGCTCGTCAAGTATGCTTTGCTCGTTTGCAGTGTAGATTATGTCGATAATGACCTTCTCAGTCTGCAAGAAACGGTAAATTCTATGTATTGCCTGTATAAAGTCATTAAACTTATAATCTATGCCGACAAATATCGCCCTGTGGCAATGCTTCTGAAAATTGCAGCCCGAACCGCTGATTATCTTTTTTGTTGCAAGAAGTCTGATTTTGCCCTCAGAAAAGTCAATTGTGTTTTTCTCTCTGATATCGAGATCTTGCGAACCGTAAACCTCAACAGCTTCCGGCAGAGCTTTTTTAATCGCTTTTCGCTCACTTTCAAGGTCGTGCCATAAAATAAAATGGTCGCTTGGTGCGCTGTCAACAATTTCTTTCATACAAGCTATACGAGCTTCAAGGCTGTCCTGTTTTTCTCTCGCCGCCTGTGTAAGCCCCTGCGCCGCATCAAGTTCAAATTCAACCTGACCGTTTCTGCGATCAGTCTGATATCTGATTTCCGATGTCAGCTTGTGATACCGTATATCCATCTGCGGCAAATCGTATCCTGTCGAGTCAAATCCGAGATCAGCCGGCGAATTAAGGAAAAGAGCTGAGGAATTCAGAATAGCCAAAACTCCTGTTCCTTGTGCGGATAGAGCGTAAGGTTATTGGCTTTTGTGCTGTCACGCTTGAAAAATCTTGTTAGAGCCTGTCCCGTGTCCATAACCTCAAGATAACCTGCATAATGTATAATCTCTTTATATTTGTTTGGATCGGGCGTTGCTGTTGCGACAAGCTTATACTTAATATCCTTGAATTTTGGCAAAAACATCTGATATGTTTTTGAACCAAACGAGCGCAAAACCGACGCTTCATCAAGACAAACACACGAAAAGTATTTCGGGTCAATATCACCGTCACGAACACGCTCATAATTTGTCATACATATTTCATCGGTACAGCTTTCGATCTCGTCCATTGTTCGGACGTACTTCGGAGGATCGATGCCCAGTAAATTCACGGCGTCGTGTGTAAATTCCTGTCTAACACCAAGTGGCAAAACAAGCAGCGCACGACCGCCTTCATGTTTCAATACCAAGCGGCAGAATTCAAGTTCCTGTACCGTCTTTCCGAGACCGAAAGACTCGAACAATGCACGTCTACCGCCTTTGCAAGCCCATTTTACCGCTTCTCTCTGGTGCGGTTTTAATTTTGGATTTATTTCATCGTCTGCAACGTCAAAGCCGCTGTCCTCCGCGATGCAGACTTTGTTATTTAAAAAATCATCGTATGTCATTTTGCTTGTCACCTGTTTTTCGTTGTGTCTTATATATAAATTGTACGGAACCTACATCGAAAGCACCTGTTAAATCACTGCCGTGGTGAACGATGTAGCATTCGAGTTCTTTGTTTAATTCAATTTGGTCACCCTCAATAGTGCAAGAAACATCTTTTGTGGTTTGAACGTAAACCATATTTTCACCTTCTAAAGATTTTGAATTTTGTTCGACCTGCTGCGGCTATATCTTTTGCAAGATCATTGATGAATGGTTCATTCTCTCTGAACCATCTGTGTAGGTCTCGGCAACATTGTTCATTAAATTGGCGTCGTTTTTCAAGTTTAGTCAAGAAGATGTCTCGAATTAAGCGCCACTCATTAAACTTAAGCGGGATTTCAGACCACATAGAAATCGTTGCGCCGGTTGTCTTTTTGCTGCCGGTTCTGACTCCGTAAGTTGCATTATTCAGAAGAGACAGGGCACGATCGACAGAAATCCGATTTTTTTCCTCTGACTGATAGTAGAGCTTACAGTTTTCAACAATCATTTCTTTTACCTGCCTCATATTTACTCACCGCCTTATTCCACGCCTCTACTTCCGATTTCTTTGACGAGTGCATTTCCGTAAAACTGGCGCAGAAACAGGTGTTATTTTCTTTAAAAATACTGAAAATAAAATACTCTCCACAGCAGTAGGACATCATTGGTACTTCTCCGCATTGTGGGCAGGGAGCCATTTCCGGAATAGCGTTAATGTCTTCAGATGGACCGTAGAACATACGGGACGGCGAATGAATGCCGAAAAGATTTTTAAATTTACGAGTAAGGCGCTCTACTATTCTAAAAGTCATAAAATCACCTCCAAAATCCATAGAATTTACTTTTATAATTCGTATATCCGAGCAATTCTTCTTGAAGATTCGATTCAATGCTCGCCGCCGAATCAGAAAACTCTACCTGTCCGGCAAGCTCGGCGAAATATGCTTTCAGCTCCGGGCGTTCACGGAGAATTTTATTAACTGCCGTATCCTGCGCACCGAGATAAGCGTTCCAAGCCTCAAGCTCGGCAGTCGGTGAGCCGACCCAAACGAGCAGCTCGCTTTCGTATTTTTTCGTTGTCCTGTTATATTCGGACTGTATGACATATGATTGATTTCCGTGGTCGTCCTCACGCAACATCATTCGAGCGAGATGCGTCGTGTCGCACGGAAAGAGCTGCTTTTCTTTCATTCTGCCGTCTCCGTTCTATGTAATAATCAATTAGATTTGATTTCTTGTTCATGGCCGCAATCGTAAGAGAAGCGACATTAAGTCCGCCGAGTATCTTAAGATACTCAATAAATTCTTTTCGATATTTTACAGACATTTCGATTTCAAAATCTCGATGTTGATCGTCTGAAAGCGGAAAATGTTTTGGTTCGCCGATTCTCTTGCAATACGCATCACGCTCAAGCTGCATCGTGTGATCGCTCATGTCGAGCGTCCGGCCGTAATCATCGGGAGGAAATTTAAAGAACGTTTGCATCTTCCTTTGTCCTTTCGTAAAGCAAGCGAGCTTTGAGTTCTTTGTTTTCCTCGGCAAGCTTTCGGTAATTCTCAATCAGCTCATTGTGGTCATCAGTAACCTTTTGATACTCTTTAAGGATGACAGTGTTAAGCTCTTCAGCTTTTTTGCAGCTGTCGTTCATGGCAAAGAGTGCGGCCATCAAAACGACTGCTATTGCTACGAAAAAGATATAGAGTAGGGTAAGTGTGTTCATGTTATTTCTCTCCTTTATTCGGCACGGGTATTTTTTATCATAATCTCGGCAGACGTATTTTTTAATAAATAAAGTACATGGGAATATATGTCGGCGGCTTCCGGATCAAAGTTATCTTTAAGGAAATCCGCATATCTTGTCAGCAACGCTGCAACAAGCGGTTCAGTCATCGGGTTTATAGGATTTATAGCGGTTGCAATTGATAGTGATATTTTTCCAGCGGCTTCAATAAAACAACGTCGGTTGCCAGTGAGAGCGTATTTTTTAAGTAATTCGTTTGCTTCTGAGATAAGATTGTTATTCATCTTCACACGTCCTTCCGTATATTTCATGTGTTCCGTCAATAAGCCGCTGTTCTTCCTTGGTAAGCTTAAATCCGAGACTTTTAAGAGCTTTTACAGCGCACAGGCTGAAAAGATCTTCGTCATACTCTCCCGAGTATGATTTATATGTTTTAATGCTTCTCAGACACAATATCGCTTTGAGAAGAAAAACAGCCGGCTTTCGGTCGATGTTATAGAGGATTTCCGGATTGAGCTTGCCGGCGATGATTTCTTCGTCGGTTATATTTGCTTCTTCCCAATCAATTCCGGCAGCTTCGCAAAACTCGGTATCTTCCACCGAGTTGTAACAACCGCCGCTTATTTGTATTTCAACAAACAGTCTTAATACAATCGGCAGTGTCTTTTTATCTTCGGAAAGTTCATCCACAAATGCTTTTACTCTTTCATTAAAGCAGTCAAACATTTCATCAAGCTCGGCGTTTTTGGCTATTCTGAATTCCTCAGCTCTTTTCCTGCTTGCTTCTGCTTCGTCATTCACCTCTGTCTCGGGCTTCTTCTTGTAAAAATAGATCCAATTGCCCCATGCCTCGAATTTATAGAAAGTTTCGTTGAGCGGCGTTTCCTCCGGCAATTCAAGCTCTTCGGGTCTTACAGCCGAATAATTAAAGTTTTTGATGCTATTGTATATTTTCCATGCGTCTCGACATTCTTCTTCCGGGATAGGGCGAACGCCTTTATTTTCGAGATAATCAATCCACTGCTGCTTTTTCTTTTGCTTTTCAATGTTCTGCAGTTCTCGGTCAACAGCGCACGGAACGGTTTCAAGTCCTGCGAGCTTTGCAGCGGCAAGTCGGCGATGACCGATAACTGCCATGTAGCGACCGTCATCTTTTGGAACAACTGTCAAGTTTTGCATGATTCCGTTAGCTTTGATGCTTTCGGCAAGCTCGGTGAGATTTCCGAGGTTCTTTCTTGGATTTTCGGGGTGTGGGTCGATGAGTTCGATTGATATTTGTTTAATTGTTTCCATAAAATTAAGCTCCTTTCACGAGTTTGAGAACAAATTCGCTGTTCTCGGGTATCATTGCTGATGATGTGGTGGGTGTCGGTTCTGGCTGTTCGATACCGCAGGAAAAAAATCTTGCGACAGCTTCAAGGTTTACAAAGGTTTTTCTGCCGATCTTTACGCTCGGAATTTGTCCCGTGCGGACGAATCTGCGAAAAGCCGTTTTTGTGATTGACGTTCGGGGATCACTTTTGAGGATTTCGCCGTAGGCTTCGTCAATGGTTCGCATTCTTGGTGTCATGGTTATCATCCTTTCTTGTTTTGTGTTGTTTCTGCGTTTTGGGGTTTGCTCTCCGCCACCGTAGCGGATGCAGGGAGTTGGGAAGATTGGAACACTATTCAGTCATGTTTATTAAGTTTTTTTGATATTGTTCCCTGCACCCGGTACGATGGCGGAAATTAGCCAAAACGGCTATCATTGAACAAAAAAAATAGTATCTTTATTTTCAATACCTAAAAGTTCAGATAGTTTTATTATCTCGCTCGCTTTAAACTCGGTCTTATTGTTGATTTTGTTTGAAAACGCCTGATGACTTATGTTCAGGAACTTAGCGACATCATCTTGAGTTAAACCATTCTGAATAATTGTAGCTCTAAGTAGTTTTGTGTTTGTCATTTTTACACCTTCTTTCATTAGCCATTTTGGCTACAATCAAACTATATCACTATTTAGCCATTCTGTCAATACTTTTTTTGACATTTTTTCAAAAAAACTTGACAAACTGGCTAAACGGTTGTATCTTATATGTGCGAGGTGTTCTAAATGACTATTTATCAACGTATAAAAAATCTGAGAGAATCAAAGGGTATGTCCCAGCAAGAGCTTGCTGAAAAAGTAGGTTTTAAGACAGCTTCTGCGGTTAATAAGATTGAGTTAGGGTTACGAGATATTAACCAGTCAAAGATTAAGGCTTTTGCCGAGGCTTTGGATACTACATCTTGCTATCTCCTTGACGGTACTGCAACGTCGAAAGACCCTGCAATATCTCTTATTTTAACCGAACAAGAAAAAGCGTTGATAATAGCATACAGGAAACATCCTGATATGCAAAAATCAGTTAATCTTCTGCTTGGTATAAATTCTGACAATTTTTCGGCAGAAAGATTGACCGCCGCCAGAAAAGAAGAGGGCGGCGGAGTTGAAATACGTACGATGAACGACAGCGAAAAAGAAGCCGTTATAAATAAAACATTCGGAGAGGGCTTCTAAAGTCTATTATTTTCAATAAAAGACTGGAATTGTGAATATACATCACGTTCAAGCGGCGATGTTAAGAATTTATTACGTTTGTAAAGTTCTTCCATTCTCTGCATTCGGTATTCGGCGGCTGTTTTGCTTATCTTGCAAAGTTGCTGTATTTCTTCGGAAGAATGTATATTACAGCCCCATAAAACGCATGCCGGAGCTAACAAACGACTTGCAAATACGTTTGCCGCTTGTTCAATCGGGTTGTCTTGCGGTGTAGGTTCTCTGTTCACAAGCTCGTATTTTCCCACATGACCCAAGATGATATGACCAAGTTCGTGCGCGGCTGTAAAACGCTGTCGTTCAATCGTCATATCGCTTTTTACAAAGATTGTCGGAACACCATCAATAAACATAGATGATCCGAGGTTGTCATCTTTAGGGTTGTAGGTATATACCACAATACCAAGCCTTTTGCACAGTTCGGTCACGCTTATCGGAAGTTCTGCTATATTCTCGTTTATCAACAGTTTCCAAACGGCGTCTCGTGCATTTTGATAGTCTTTATAATTCAAAAAATCACCTCACTTTATTTTAAGTAAGGTGTTGTATAAAATTCCACAGGAAATATAGGCAAATTATAGGAGATGAGAAATAATCATGGATTTTATATCTATTGACTTTGAAACCGCAAACACAAGCGGAAATTCGATATGCTCGTTAGGTTTTGTTTTGGTGAAAAATAACGAAATAATTATCAAAAATAATTACTTGATTAATCCCGAAACATCATTCTCACAGGTTTGCACCAATATACACGGCATATCAAGAAAAGACGTTCAGGGCGCTCCTAATTTTCCGGAAGTGTGGAGCATAATATCGAGTTATTTCTATCGTTTCCCGGTTGTGGCTCATAACGCTTCTTTTGAAAAGTCGGTGTTAGAAAAGACAGCAAATAGATATGATATAAAGTTGCCGATTATAACTTATTACTGTACGCAGAGAATTGCTGAGTACAATTTTAACGATTTCGAACACTACACATTAGAATACGTCTGTGACAAATTTGAAGTAAAATTAGAAAAGCACCATTGTAGCGCTGATGATAGCATAGCAACAGCAAACCTCATGATAAAGTATCTTTCTTCTGAAAACATTAACGTATTTGCTTCCTACATATCTGATATAACTCATGAAAGAAATGTTCAAAAGAAGCCATCCACAGCTCGAGAGAGCTTTTGGGAGCATAAAGAGAATGGAGCCGAGTATAAGGCAGCAAATGTAAAATACTCTGATTGTAAGATTGAGTTTTCAAATAAGATATTTTTGCTCACGGGTGAAGCAGAAGGTTATACGCGAGCTGAAGTTCAAAATAAAATACGCAATTGCGGTGGAATTGTAGTAAATAATGTTTCTCGAAAACTAAATTATCTTGTTGCAGGAAATCTTGATATAAATGTTATTAAGGATTCAAAGCAAGTAAAGAGTCAAAAAATAATAAAAGTCGAAGAATTAAATAAAAATGGTGCAGATATAAAGATTATTTCGTTCGACGATTTACTCAAAGGATGTGAAAGTGAATGAACCTTTTAGAAAAACAGGTAGTTGAAAAAATCAAAACAATAATCAATCCTAAATACATAGAAACTTCAGAAATCACTATAAAGGACAATATCGGCGCATACAACAGTTTGGTTGTTGTTCCTCAAGAAACAATATATAGAAGCGGTGCAGTTAAAGAAAAACTTATTGCAAGGATAAAAACCAGTGGCTCCGTGCAGTATATTTCTTTGCCCGGATCTTCTCGCAGAACGCTTGAGGAACATCGCGTTCCGTTTTCAACAGTCAAGGCTGATGAATATTTAAGAATTTCTATAGACGACTTTTTGTCAAAAAATGACGAGGGCATACAGAAAGCAATCAATGATATTTTCCTTAACGCTCTGAACTTTCCTTCATTTGGATGCTGCGGTCGTTACCAAGAGTGCAGTGAAAAAGGAGAATGTATTCACCCCGACATTTTATACGCTTCGGCAGCTTGCCAATATAAGAGACATTTGGACAACGGCGAAAATTTTTATAAATAAAACAAAATGCCGCCCGGCGCTACCAACACCGAACGGCAACCGCATGAGATCCTACTCTCTTGCGGCATCGAGCAGTCAGAACCGACACCCACCACGGTGAAAGGAACTAACTATGTTTATTATAGCAGTTTCTTTCGCCGAATGCAAGCATTTTTGAAAGGAGCTGCTTTATTTTATGGCAACAATTGAAAAAAGAGGAAAAGCATACCGAATAACCGTTTCTTTCGGTTATAACGATCTCGGCGAACAAGTGCGCCATCGAATGACATGGACGCCGCCAGAAGGATTGAGCGAAAGGCAAGTTCAAAAAGAGTTACAGCGACAAGCGGTTCTTTTCGAGGAAGATGTTAAATGCGGACTTGCAAGCTCGGCGAAGAAATTCAAAGATGCTTCGGAGGAGTATTTCAGCCATGTCGAAGCGCAGGAAAGCTTGAAGCACCGCAGCGTTTACAGGCTCAAGCAGTGTTCGGACAGGGTTTTAATGCAATTTGGTCACATCAGACTTGACCGGATAACCACTTCCATGCTTCAAAAGTTCCTTGATTCTCTTGTTACCGACAATCTGAATGAGAGGACAGGAAAACCGCTTTCGCCGAAAACTCAGCGACATTACAAGAATTATATCGCGAATGTTTTTGATTACGCCGCAAAGCGTGGATATATTTCACATAACCCTTGTATCGGTCTTGAGTGCAAACCGCTCAAGAAGAAAGAGATCAACACCGTTTCCGTCGAAGAACTTCAAACGTTTCTTTCATTGCTTGAGGGTGAGGACGTCTGCATGAATTTGTTTTTCTCTCTCGCCTTGTACTGCGGATTCCGCACTTGCGAAATTCTTGGGCTCGAATGGTCGGATATTGACTTTGAAAATAGCGTCATTTCCATTAACCGCGATCGGCTCTATACAAAAGAGCGTGGCATTTACACTGATACACCAAAAACAAATCAGTCACGTCGAAAGCTCAAGGTTGATGCAGGTATTATTGACCTGCTAAAAAAGCAGCAGCTTAACCAGATGAAAAACAAGCTCAAGTGCGGCGATCAGTGGCAGAACACAGGAGCAATCATTACGAACGAGTTCGGCGGATACATCCGTACCGATTATCCGGGCAAATGGCTTACGAAATTTTGCAATCGAAACAAATTGCCACACCTCACGCCGCACCAGCTGCGCCACATGAATGCATCATTGCTAATCATGAATGGTGCTGATGTTGCCACCGTTGCCGGTACACTCGGCCATAGCACACCCTCAACAACATTAAATATATACGCTGAATTCTTCGCCGCCGAGCAAGCGAAAGCTTCCGAAGCACTATGTCAAACCCTCCGACCGAGCGTAAAAAAAGAGGAAGAAAAAGCATAATTTTTTTGAAAAAGCCTTGACAAATACGTATAAAAGGCGTATAATATAATCACAGCAAGGGGGTGAAAACAATTAAACGAAACGATCTCGTTAAGATGCTTGAGCGGAACGGGTGGTACTTCAAAAGGAGCGGCGGCGGACACGACATATACACCAACGGTCAGGAGTGCGAAACAATTCCGAGACATCGAGAGATTAAAGAGAATTTAGCACGGGCAATAATTAAAAGGAGGGGGCTGAAATAAGCCCCGCTCCAACCCGGCATTATATATAGGAGGATAAGAATATGAAACAGGCATACCCGGTTATATTTACTCCGGATGAAACAGGCTTTACAGCTTTTATACCCGACTTTAACATCAACACACAAGGCGACGACCTTTGCGAAGCTATTGAAATGTCAAGAGATGCAATCGGACTAATGGGCATTGACATGGAAGATGATAAAAAAGTTTTGCCCGAGCCTTGCAAGCTCGAAAGCGTAAAAAGAGAACCTTGTGATATTGTTACTCTTGTTGATGTTGACTTTGCGGAGTATAGAAGAAAAAATGAGAGAAGAACCGTAAAGAAAAATTGCACGTTGCCGAGCTGGCTTTGTTACGAGGCGGAACAGGCAAATATCAACTTTTCACAGGTGCTTCAAGAGGCTTTAAAACGTGAGCTTGGTATAACCGAATAACAGATCCATAACAGCGGTTTGAATTTTAAATTCGAACTGCTGTTATTCTTTTGGGGTTTATTTGGGGTTTATTTATTTGAAAAGAAGTGATAAATTATAAAACAAATGCGACAAGTAAACGCTTAGAAATGGCTATATATCAACGTTTCTGAGTTTTTATAAGAAAATATGAAATGATTTTCAACGGGTTCAAGTCCCGTCTCTCGCACCAAATAAAGAAGAGTCGCAATAGCGGCTCTTTTTTATTTTTCGCGGGGCTTGAACCCGAGAGGGTCTGAGCGTTAAAAAACAGTCCTGTGGACTGTTTTTAGC